CTACGTTGAGCTGAAATCTCGTCGATTGCTTTTATCAGAGCAACAGAATCATTCACATTGTTTCCGTATCCTGCAACTGCAGTTGAACCATCTCCTGCTATTGCAGCATATCCTTCATCCTCATACAATTTTGAAATCGGGATATTGAATACCTGACAGAATTCTTCTATCAGACCTGAACTAATATCCTCTGCCTTGAACAGAGAATTCAGAGCTTGTGGCATTCTATCCACACGACGAGCGATTTCAGCCTGTTTTAAACCAGTCAGTTTGATAATTCGCTCTTTAAATACACTCCCTTTCATAAACAATGCAATTTATAAAAAATCTTAAAATAAACACTCTTTGATATGATTTATATCTACTTTTGTTTATATTTGCAGCCGAATACTGTTTTATCTGCGGACAAAGATACGAAATAATAATTAAAATCGGAAATAAACTAAGAAGTTTAATAATAATTAAGAGTTATGGAAGCAATGTCTAAACAAACAGAAACGATTCAGGAATTTGAATCATTCAAGGAACGGGCTGGTCTCGTGAGCCAGCGTGAAAAGCGTCAGCAGCGTGACATTGAGGTTTACAATGACTATAAGCTGCTTCTCTCTCAGGGCAAACTGAAAGGTGACATCATTCAGTTTCTTATGCAGAAGTATGACATCGGCAGTCACGGCACTATCTATGTCATCATTAAGCGCGTCGAGGAACAGAAAGGAGGCAACGTATGAGACACGTCATTGTTGAGAGCCTCAGGTGGCTGGCTCTGTCTGTCATCGGGTTCATCGGTATCATCGCGTTTATGGTTTTCCTCGGCGACAAAGACCCCGAAGCAAACCTCTCCTTCGGTATGTTCATCCTTCTGAAGCTCGCCTCTGTGGTTGTTATGTTCCTGTGCGGTGTCGCCCTGTTTTGGCTCTCTGAGACAGGCAACCTCCCAAAGCTCCCGACATCATTCTATGAAGAGTAAGAGGCTATGGAAATGACACAGGAGATACAGGCACAGCTCGACCGTATAGAGCGTCTGACCCTGATCGGGGCAAAGAACACGCTCGACATCAAGGAGGCGGCTATCTATACAGGCCGCTCGGTCGGCTATCTCTACCGCCTGACGAGTGAGCGTGGCATTCCACACTTCAAACAGGCTGGTAAGCTCTATTTCAGTAAGTCAGAGCTTGACGAGTGGATGCAACAGGAGCGCGTCCTGACAACCGCACAGCTCAACACTCAGGCTGAGACCTATTGCGTAACCCATAAATGAAAGCGCTATGAAAGTAACCCGAATTATGAAGCGGCAAATCAGACAACACCTCCTGAGCGGGCGTTCGATAACCATCATCGAGGCTCTCAGGATGTATGGCTGTAAGTGCCTCCCGTCGTGCATCCGTGAGCTGTCACAGGACGGAATGAACATCGAGCGTTGCGATATCGAGCGCGTGAGTCCTTTCACGGGTCAGCCTCTCAGGTTTGCCCGCTATTCGTTGACAAAGCAAGCCCCGAAGCTGTAAGAGGGGAATAAATAATTTTGTGTATATATGGAAAATTGTGAAATCATTGAAGTCAAGCAGGCTGACATGCTGAACGCTATCAACCGTGCTGAGATTGACATGCAAGTTTCGACGGCCAAGCAATATCCGCGAGACTTGCAGTTTGTGTTGAACAAAATCGAGACCTATGCCACGATGGACAAAGAAACGGCTGAGGACTGTTTCTATTGCCTGAAACGTAAGAACGCTGACGGCTCGGACGCTAACATCGAAGGCCTGAGTATCCGCATGGCTGAGATTATCGCTGGCTGTTGGGGTAACCTCCGTGTTCAGACCCGCATCATCGGCAACGACGGTAAGATGATTACCGCACAGGCCATCTGTCACGATCTCGAAACGAACTTTGCCGTGTCGAAGGAGGTCAAGCGCAGCATCCTCACTAAGTCAGGCAAGACATTCTCTCAGGATATGCAGGTTAGGACAGGCAACGCCGCAGCGTCTATCGCTCTCAGGAACGCCGTCCTGACGGTCATCCCGAAGGCTGTTACGAAGAAGATTATCAACCGCGTGAAACAGGTTGCCTTGGGTCAGGACGTTGACCTCGAGACGAGCCGTAAGAAGATGGTCGAGTACTTCAACAGCAAGGGCGTTACCCAGCAGCAGCTCTTCTTCTATCTCGGCGTGAAGAGCGCAGAGGAGATAGACAAACAGATGGTTTTTGAGCTGAGGGCAACGGCAAACGCCATCAAGGAAGGAACAACGACCGTTGAGGAATGCTTCTATAAGCCCTATCAGCAGGCACAACTTCAGAAGGAGGCCGACGCAAAGGCTGAGACCGCACAGGGCAAGGCCGCTGCCGCTATTGCTCAGGCAACAGGCGAGGCTCAGGTTCCTACGAACGTTGACCCTGAGACAGGCGAAATCAAGCCTGAGAGTGAGAAATCAGAAGCTCCGAAGAAGAAAACCACCAAAAAGTAACAGCAATATGGAAATTCAAGAAAAAAACGTGATTTTGGCCTATTCTGAGGCCGAGGACAGCGGAAAGAAGCTCTTACGGACTCTCTTTCCAAGTATTGACTTTGACGCGGCCACACAGCCCGAAACGCGGTCTATCATCGAGCGCGTCACGACATTCGATGAAGCCGTTGAGGAACTGAACCGCAGAGCCTCTGACGGTGACGAGCTGGCAAGTCAGCTCCTGAATGATTGGGAGCAGCTCCATGAGTCGGCAACACCTGACCTTGTGGCATACATCAAACTGCGCATCGTCTGTGCCGCTCTCAATGAAGGTTGGGAGCCTGAGTTCACAGAGAACGAAGAGCGTTGGTACCCGTGGCATTATCTTTGGACTCAGGGAGAGATAGACCGTATGTCTGACGAAGAGAAGCAACAGCGAGCATTGATTGGCGTAGATGATTACCGTCAGGATGGCTGGGCGGGCTTCGCTTTCTCGTTCTCGCACGACTCCCCCTCGTACTCGCTCTCGGCTTTCGGGTCTCGCCTCTGCTGTAAGGACGAAAAAACGGCACGCCACGCCGCGACCACGTTTATCCGTCTGTGGGCTGACTTCAAGCTCATTCGTAAGTAACTTTTTCCCCTGAGGGCGACGGGCTGTCTGCCTGTCTCTCTCAGGACATTTTTTAACCATCAAATAACAGATTTTTTATGGAAATTACAAAGATTGAACAGGCCGCCGAGGCTTGGAAAGAAGAGAACAAAGAGAAGCGTTCTATCATCGTCATGGCTATTGAGGTACACGACGAAGAAGGTGAGAAACAGGGTGTCGAAAGCGTTGACCTCGTTTTGGGTAATCGCGGAGACCTTATTACGCATCTGTATCACAGGATGAAGGATAAGAACAAAGAGAAGGACGAACACAACGTTCTGCCCGCTATGCTCCGTCAGGGTATATCCCGTTTGACTATGGACGCTATGATTGAGGATATCGAGCGCAAGGGTCAGAAGCTGATGAAGATGGCCAAAAAGCTCGGTTTCCTTGATGACGAGGACAAAGAGCCTGAGACAACAGACGAAACAGCCGCCACAGACGCGAAGGAAGGAGGTCAGCATGAGTAACACCGTCATACGTCCCAAGACACGCGGAGAATGGCTGAGATACCGCGAGAACGGAATAGGTTCGTCAGAGGTTGCAACGATTGTTGGCCTGAACCCTTGGGAAACGAAGTATCAGCTATGGAGACGTAAGAAAGGTCTTGATCCCGCGAAGGATGAAACCTTTGCCATGAAAGCGGGTCATTATCTCGAAGATGCCGTTGCTCAGTTTTGGCACGACGAGACAGGACAGGAGATTATCAAGCGCAGCGCATGTGATTGGCTCATACGCGACGATGAACGTCCGTATCTCCAGGTCAGCCCCGACCGCACCTATTGGCTCACAGGTCAGCCCCACAGCGCACAGAACAAAGGCATTCTTGAATGCAAGACCACACAGCTCTCTATCGACGAGGATGATATCCCCAAGCATTGGTTCTGTCAGGTGCAGTATCAGCTCGGTGTCGCTGGGTTGACTCAGGGAAGCCTCGCGTGGCTCTGCTCAGGCCGTGAGTTTGGGTATAAGAACCTCGCCTTTGTCCCTGACTTCTATCTGTGGCTCGTTGAAGAGGTCGATAAGTTCTGGAAGGACAACATCATCGGTGGTGTTGAGCCTGAGGCAACGGATGTTCAGGACGTGCTCCTGAAGTTCAACCGCCACACGGACGGGAAGATTCTCGAAGTCTCGGAGGCCGTGAAGACAGCCTGTGAGGACTTGAAGAAGGTCAAGGAAGAGATTGACGCTCTGACAGAGAGGAAGGAAGAGCTGGAGGCTCAGATAAAACTCGGCTTCGGTGACGCGGAGGCCATCAGCTTTGGTGGTCAGACGCTCGCCACATGGAAAGCCCCCAAGCCGACTAAGAAGTTCGACGCAAAGGCTTTTCAGGCTGAGAACGCCACACTCTGTGAGCCATATATGCGTGAGACTCAGGGAGCGCGCAGATTCCTTCTCAAATAACCCTATAAAACGTTCAGACAATGATAGCTATATCGAACCAACAGCGAGACGATATTGTGAAGTATATCGACCTTCTTTGTGAGACCCTGACGGCAAGCGACAACAGGACGTATAACATACGCCGACGCGCCCGCAAGCTGTCGAAGGTGCTGAGGGCAAAGCAGCCGTTCTCGGCAGCGTCTTTGTCTGAGCGTCTGTCCGACGAACCTAAGACAGGAAGATGACACAGGTAACAAACATCGGAGCTGCATACGGGCGTGGACGTCGAAAGGCGCACGACGCAAGCTGTTATGCGTGGTTAGCCCTAAGGTGCGGCTCCTTTTTCTCACAGAGCAATATATGGCAAGACCGATAAAGAATAACGCGGAGTTTTTTAAGCATGATTCAGACATGCGAAATGACCTGAAAGTGAAAGCTCTCAGGCGTAAGTTCGGACACGTCGGATATGCTGTTTGGTGCTTCACTTTGGAAACTCTGACTGATTGCGATTTTTTTGAGATTGACTATGATGTAGTGAATCAGGAACTTCTCGCTGCCGATTACGACGTATCGACAGAGCAACTTAGAAATATTATCGAATATTGCTGTCAGATCGGACTCCTTCAAAAGTCAGGTGATGGATTGAAACTGTTCTCTGAGGCTTTGAAACGTCGGTTAGAGGTTCTGACCTCGAAGCGTGAACGTGACAGAGAAAGACAGCAACGTGTAATATCAGAGCGAAAACAGGAAACAAACAGCGTTTCTGAGACGAAAACAGAGTTATCGGATAGTTCTCGCGCCGATAACTCATATAGAAGAGAAGAAAAGATTAGAGAAGAGAAGAAAAGATTAGAGAAGAGAGTGGTATATCCCTATCAGGATATAATAGAGTTATGGAACTCTCTCTGTGGAAACTGCCTCCCGAAGGTTCAGAAACTCACAGATGACAGGCGGGAAAAGATTCGCCTCCGTCTCAATGAGCTGACAGGCGAACCGAAAGAATACATCGATAAGGTCACGGAGCTATTCAGCCGCGTGAACGCCTCTGATTTTCTGAGGGGGGACAGCAACTCAGGCTGGACGGCCACCTTCGACTGGTTATTCTCTAACTCAAAGAATTGGGTCAAGGTTATGGAAGGTAACTATGACAATGAGCGCGGCTCTCGCGCCGTCTCGTCTGACGTGGCGGGCGTACAGCTCGGCGTTGGAGAGTTTATCGACCCTCAGACCAAACGACGCTCTTACGGCTCAGGAAAGGCCGACATTCCTCTGTCAGCCCCTCCCCGACCCTCTGAGAACCATGCGTGGAATGCATCAACCCAAGAATGGACGCTGCTATGAAAACATACTCGGAATACGGTATCAAGATACCCTCAGGCCATATCAAGGGCAAGGTGAAAACCTTCTGTCCTGAGTGCCACGCCACCCGCACCGATAAGCGGGATAAGAGCCTGAGTGTTGACCTCGACAAAGGGGTGTGGCACTGTCACTATTGCGGCTTCTCAGGCTGTCTCGAAAAGGAGGAATGGGAAAAGGATGAAGAGCGCAAACAGTACGCTCTCCTGAAGAATCAGAAGCCCGTCTATAAGAAGCCCGAACAGAAACAGGCTCAGGCGGTCAGCGACAGGGCTATGAAGTGGTTCAACGGTCGCGGGATCAGCGCGGCCACCGTCAAGGCTATGAGAATCACGGAGGGGCTGGAGTGGATGCCTCAGAATCAGGCGAAGTCAAACACCGTTCAGTTCAACTATTACCGTGACGGGGAGCTCGTGAACGTGAAGTATCGCACAGGCGATAAGAAGTTCAAGCTCGTCTCGGGTGCCGCTCTCATACCCTATAACATCGACGGTATCAAAGGCACAAAGGAGTGTATCATCACAGAGGGCGAAATGGACGCTCTCAGCTTCTATGAGTGCGGACGGCACGATGTCATCAGCGTCCCCAACGGGGCAAACGCCAACCTCGAATATCTCGACGATTTCATAGAGGACTATTTCGATGACAAAGACGTAATCTATATCGCCTCAGACACGGACGCGAAGGGTGTCGGCCTGAGGGATGAGCTTCTCAGGCGTTTCGGCAAGGAAAACTGCCGCGTCGTGGAATACGGGGAGGGCTGTAAGGACGCTAACGAACACCTCCAAAAGTACGGCAGGGAGAGCCTTCTTCAATGCCTCGCCAACGCACCCGAAATCAAGGCCGACGGCGTTTTCACGGTGTCCGATTTCGAGCAGTCCCTTGACGCTCTGCTGGAAAGCGGATGGCAGAAGGGCGTGACCGTCGGGCATGAGAACCTCGACCGCCTCATATCCTTTGAGACGAAGCGACTGTGCGTCGTGACAGGAATCCCAGGCAGCGGTAAGTCTGAGTTCATCGACGAAATCTGTGAGCGTCTGAACATCCGCTATGGCTGGCGTTTCGCATACTTCTCTCCTGAGAACGCACCGCTTGCCTATCATGCCGCGAAGCTCATAGAGAAGTTCACGGGTAAGAAGTTCGATAAGAATCGGCTCCAGCAGGATGAATACAGACAGGCCAAAGCCTATCTCGAAAAGGACTTTTCCTTTATCCTCCCCTCAGACTATAAGCTCGAGACGATTCTGCAGAAGGCCAAATACCTTGTGCGGAAGCGCGGTATCAAGGCTCTGATTATCGACCCCTTCAACCGCTTGGAGGATGAACAGGGCGGTATGAGCGAGACCCGCTATATCAGCCACATTCTCGACTCCCTGACGAACTTTGCACAGCAGAACGATGTGATGGTCATCCTCATGGCGCACCCGACGAAGCTGTCAAAGAATAAGGACGGAGTGGTTGACGCTCCGACGCTCTATGACATCAGCGGTTCGGCCAACTTCTATAACAAGGCAGACTTTGGTCTCGTCGTGCATCGTGACCGTCTGAATAACTGCGTTGACGTGCATGTTCAGAAGGTCAAGTTCCGACACCTCGGAGAGGTCGGAAGCTGTCAGTTCAAGTATAATCTCAACAACGGACGCTATACTCCATATTACAGCGGTCAAGACCCGAAATGGGATAATGACAACCACCTGAGGACAGACCTCAAAGACCGCATCAAGAAAGAGGCAGAGAGCGCCATGTTGCCTTTTGAGGAACCCGATGGGTCAGATGACTGTCCGTTCTAAGAAAGGCCGCGAGAGACGAAATTCAAATGAAATAACTATGGCATTGACGATAACAGGGCAAGAGACATTGGAAAAGTGCAACAGGGGCTTGAAGAATGCTCAGGATTGGCTCCTTGCGAACTTCCCACAATACGCTCAGGCGTTCAGTCAGTTGATGACGCGCCTCGAAGCTGAGAACAGCAGCGCCTATTACGGTGTGATGGGTATCATCATCCGCATGGAGTATGAGGGAGAGGAAACCTTCAAACAGCAGCTCCAGCGCGAGTATATCCTGACTGAGGCCGTCCGTGAAAAGGTCAGGGCTATCATTGACAGCTCAGAGAGCGCGGACGCTCGCATCGACGCTTGGCGTGACCTGAAAGAATTGGTAGGTATCAAATAAATTTATTCACAATCAAAACAACAGCATTATGGCAAAAAAGACTATTTTGAAACAGCAGCGGCTCCGTATCGAGACTATGGGGCTTACCGTCTATTGTGAGACGGAGTTCGGACAGTATCGCAAAGAGTGCGAGGCTATCGACAAATTCGATTATGATGACTATGCAAAATGGGCAGAGGATGGCACGAAATGGGGTCATCAGAAGCTCGGCAAGTCTGACGAGAAGGGTGTTGTGTATATCGCAATGCTCCCGAAAGCTGGCGACGGCCAGAGCCTCGTTCAGTTCTGTGCGGGGCTTGCTCTGTCAACTGTCATCTGCACCAATGTAAACGTGAGCGTGCCTCTTGTAGGCCGTCTCGCTGGAGTGATTTTTAGCAATCTCAAATTTGACGAGATTGAGGTTGAGGACGAACCAAAGACTGAGGAGGGCAAGGCATGAACGAGAAAGAGTATTTTGAGGAAGTGAAGGCTATGCTTGATCGCATCCCTGACGAGGGAGAGGTGGATTTCGGTAAGGCCGCTCAGACGGCCACAACGGTAATTGACATCTTCGGAAGCCTGAGTAAGGCAGCGGGTCAGAACATCCGCGAGGATATGTATAGTATGGTCTTGATGACCTGTATAGTCCTCGAGGCACACTCTGAGGCTGCGGGTGTGGCGAAGAGCCTTTTCAATAGCGTGTTCGATGACCTCTTCAACAGGGTGCGCCCTGAGGTCAGCCGACTGAGAAAGCAACAGCTCGAAGAGAAGAAAACCTGTTCCCCTGAGGTTGGCGAAACCGTTGAAATCAACGGTAAGCTATACCGCTGCGTATTGGACGAAACCGTGTGCGAGTCATCAGACCATGACTGCTGCGACGGCTGCGCACTCCTTGACCCTGAGACAGACCTTTGCACGGCAGAGCGTATCTTTTGCACATCGGATTATCGACCTGACGGTCAGGACGTGAAATTCGTTGAGGAATTTATCGAAGAAAAGGAGGCCTCCGATGAAAAAGCCTGAGATTTTCCACACCATCAAGAGTACGGGTCAGACCTTCACTTCTCAGGAATGGGGAGAGTGGTGCAGACAGCACAGAGGCGGCACCCCGATAGTGTTTACCTATAAGGAGTTTTCCTTCAATGACTGCGACGTGTGTATGACACCGCACACGAAGATTGATTGGAAGTGGAAGGGTTGCTCTCTGACGGTCACGACAGCGGAATCTCCCTGCGGACGCTGGGACTATGGTATAAGCTATTCGGTAAACTTGGGAGGCGGCGGTCGTGCGCCTCAGTTCATAGGTAACACCCTCAGCGGTTACACCTCAGAGAAGGAGGCGGTCATCGCTGCGGTATCTTTTTATGAAGAGCACCTGAACCGTGAGGCCAAAATCCTGCGGGGACTTTCAGACGATAGTGGAGCTCACGAAGGCGAAGAGAAGCCGTCGGCAAGGCTTGACGCTATCAAGGCTGCTCTCACTCAGGTGAGAATATGGAAGGATATGTTTGACCCAAGACAATTAGAGCTATTCCAATGAAAGAGACCAAGAAATATTCAATTATCCTGTCTGAACGGTTCCCTGTCACGCATCCGCGTGCGGGGGCTGAGACAGACTTCATAGGCGAGTTTTATCACGGACGCGGCTGCGTCGGCTGTCCCAATCAGGCATGGTGCGACGAGTCAAAGGAGGGCTGCGTCTTCCCATTTAAGAAGCTCCACACCATCCGAGCAAACTATGAGCTGTGGAAAAAGCGCATAGAGGCCGTACAGCGGGGCGAGGCTGTCATCAACATCCGCGTTTGGAACGGTAAGCCGTATCGCTCAAAGACGACGCTCATAGCGTCTCTGTCGGCCTCAAACGGTGTGGGCTTACAGAAGATAGAGTTCGAGCTGGGCAATATCTATAAGCCAATGGTGGACGGTCACTCTCAGGTGCCGTTGCATATTGCCAATAACGACGGACTCTGTTTCTTTGATTGGCAGGAGTGGTTCTCAGGCTATGACCTGAGCAAGCCGCTCGCTATTATTCACTTCACTAAATTCAGGTATTGAGCTATGATTGAGATTATCGGAATCATCGGACTTTTATTAGTCCTTATGGCCGTCTGCGTGGCGGGCGTGTTCGTCCTCGCTCTGATCGGGGCAGGGTTAGCAGAACAGGAAGGTTACAGACCCTCAGAGAGGGAAGGAGGTACACATGCTGACACCGAGAGAGTATGAGCGTGAGAAGGGCTTCCTTGAAACCCTCTTCGAGATTCGAAAGTATCATCAGGAGCGCGACATAGTTACGCTGATGCAGCAGATTCTGTTCGACACGGCAGAGTATGAGACGCTACATAAAAACAAATGACTATGCCAATAAGACCCGAAAACAGAAAGCGCTATCCCAAGAATTGGAAGGAGATACGCGCTGCCATCTTAGAGAGAGCAAACAACTGTTGTGAGTTCTGCGGGGTAGAGAACCATTCAGAGGTGGCTCGCTATCGAAGCGGAAAAGGTGTTGTAAAGGTCAAAGTGGTGCTGACAATAGCACACCTCGACCACACTCCTGAGAATTGCGACCCGTCAAACCTCCGTGCGCTCTGTCAGCAATGCCACAACCGATACGACGCAAAGCACAGGGCTGAGACGCGAAGGAACACGAAAGGAGGCCAGGCATGATAGCCTTCTATTATTCCACACAGCCCATAGAGCTGAAAGCGGAGGCAACGGTCATTGCCTGCTCAGAGGACATCGACCCGACGGTTCCAACAGGCGAGTGGAACCCGAACGCGAAATATGACCTCGGCGACAAAACTTACTCTGTGGTTGTCACTTGCAGCGAGAAGGATATGGTTTGGGTTGTTGACGGTGCTCTGAGAGCGACCCGCCACAAAAAAGGAACATCGGTACCGAAACCACCATATATCGAACGCTTACACCCACGAAAGGACACCCATAAGACCCCCTATTGGCACCGCATACGAAGCAATCCGTTCCGCAGAAACTATCACTGAGGGAAGGGGGAGATTATAGAGGGGGATAGGAGATTACGCGAGGAAACTACACCTCAAAACCCTGACTCTCAACACGTTACAAAAGAATAAAGCTCTCAGACCCGCAAAACAGCCTGAAAACGCCTGACTCACAGGACACAGGCACACAGGGCTGACAGGAACAGAAATAAAACGAACACGGCCTCAGACAGAGGCAAAAGTATAACAACAACATCATAAAATTCAAGATTATGTCAAATTTCGGAATTAAGATTGACCTCCTGAAAGTGAAGGGGGCGTTTGTAAGAAACCTCAAAGGCAAGACCGCCACGAAGCGCTGTCTGATTATCCCCGTCGATGAAGCCGACGGAATGTTTCTCGGCGAGAAGGGCTGTTACCTGAACATGACGGCTATCGAGATTCAGAACCCGCAGTTCAACGACACGCACGGCATCAAGGTTGAGATTGACAAGGCCAAGCGCGAGCAGATGACTGAGGACGAATTGAAGGCCATCCCGTTCATCGGCAACCTCAGACCCCTGAAGGAGAAACCGCAGCCGACGATGAACGTCACGGGAGAGGTGGACGCTGCCATGTTTGCAGAGAACACAGACGATCTCCCCTTCTGATTATTCACAGGCGGGCTGGGTCAGCTCTCAGAGAGACAGGCGGGAACGGCAGACAGGCTTTGCCACCCGCTCTGACTCTTTCAGACAGAAAGACAGCCCGCACAGCCGCTCAAAGTATGAATTATTATCAGTTACCCCCAAAAGCAAAGAAACGCCCTCAGAGGGCAAAACCAAAGGAAATAAGGGACGTGTTCACGGTCATCTGCAAGACAGACCTCGGTGTTGAGTGCGTCAAGGAGTATCGTTTCCACCCCAAGCGTCAGTGGCGCTTTGACTACGCCATACCTGAACACAAGATAGCCTTAGAGGTCGAGGGAGGCGTATTTACCAACGGCCGACACGTCAGACCTCAGGGCTTCCTCGGCGATGTCGATAAGTATAACTGTGCCGCTCTGATGGGCTGGAGGCTCTTCCGCGTCACACCTGACACGTTATACAGGACACGAACCGTAAATTTGTTAAAAAGTGCAATAAATGGCGATTTTGACCCCCAAAACGACACTTTTTTTGCCTTGAAGTGATTACAATATAATCATTTTTTGTATTTTTGCACCCAAAACCCATAATTACAATTTTCCTATGATTCAATTTTCAGAATACGTATCGCTCGGACATCCTGACAAAACAGCCGACTATATCAGTCAGTATCTGTTAGACCGATACATCGAGAAAGACCCTCAGACCAGATATGCGGTTGAGGTGCAAATCAAGGACGCTAACGTCACTCTTGGCGGCGAGGTGTCCTCAAAGGCTCGCTTCGACGAGTTTCAGTTATCCCGCTTCGTCCGTGAGGCTGTCAGAGAGATAGGCTACACAGCGGCCTATCAGGACAGATGGGGAATCCGCAACACTATCGCCGACACGGACATCATCGTTCACGGACGCATCAGCCAGCAGTCCCCCGATATCGCTCAGGGGCTTTCAGGCTGGGGCGACCAAGGAATCTTCTTCGGCTATTGCAGCAGCCGTCAGGACACGCACGGAATGCCTTTCACGCACACCGTTGCCAAGCGGCTCTGCAAGGCTCTCTTCGAGTGTAATATGAGCGGCGTCGGACTCGACATCAAAACTCAGGTGGTCTGCGACGGGGACGTAATCCGCAAGGTCATAGTGGCCGTTCCCCTGCTCTATGACAATCTCCTGCGACCCGTAACTGACTTCATCCGCTCAGAGGTCAGGCAGGAGGGCGTAGCGGACTATGAGCTGATTATCAACGGCACAGGCCGTTACGTTCAGCACGGCTCCGTCGCAGACTGCGGCACAACTGGACGAAAGCTCGCCGTCGATTTCTATGGCGGTCGCTGCCGCATCGGTGGAGGCTCGCCCTGGACTAAGGACGCATCAAAGGCAGACCTGACTCTCAACCTCGTTGCACGTCGGCTTGCCCGAGACTTTGCCCGTGAGACGCACCAAGACATTTACACCTCCCTCGCCTGTTGCATCGGCAAACAGGAGGTTGACTTCTCTATTGAGGACGCTCGCGGCATGATCCTGTCTGAGGGCGCTGCTCTCTATGACCCTCAGAAGCTCAGGCACATGTACGGTCTCGACCGTCCCATCTATGCCTCTATGTGTCGCTGGGGACTGTTCGGGGAGTTCCAACAGGATAAGGAATGGGAACAATAACAAATCTTTCACGATATGAAAACAGAGATTGCAAAACTGACACAGATTCAGGTCAACGGGGCAAACCCCCGCATTATCAAGGACGAAAAGTTCGATAAGCTGATAAACAGCATTCTTGTGCTGCCGAAGATGCTCGAACTGCGTCCTATCGTTGTTGATGACACCTTCGTAGCCCTCGGAGGGAATATGCGCTATCGTGCATTGGTGGCCATCAGCCAAATGAGTATTGAGGAGATTCACAACCGCCTGTCAGGGCTGAGGGATTTCCAGCGCAAGACGGAGCCTGAACAGGAGCGTCTGCTTCTGTATTGGGCGACATGGAAAGACAACCCGACGGCTCCCATCATCCGTGCCTCTGAGCTGTCAGATGACGAGCAGCGGGAGTTCATTATCAAAGACAACGTCGGTTATGGCGAATGGGATATGGACGCTCTCGCCAATGAGTGGGAAAAGGAAGACCTCGTTGATTGGGGTCTCGATGATTGGGACTTTATGAATGACGATGACGGTTCAGGCTCAGGCGGTGGCGACGGCACAGGTGGCTCAGGGTCAGACGCAGAGACGGCCAACCTCAACGACACCTTCGTCGTTCCTCCGTTCTCTATCTTCGACAGCCGACAGGGATATTGGCAGGAACGGAAGAAGATGTGGCGTGAGCGTATCGGCGACATGGGAGAGACCCGCACGGCAAAGCTCGTTCAGTCGCTCGAAATGCGATACAAAGACCTCTACACCCGCACTATGAAGCACCGCAAGGAGCTTGGTATCAACTTCAAGGAATACCTCGAGAAATATGTCCCTGAGGACGTGAGGGAGCGCGAGGATAAGAAGGTTCTCTCTCAGGGCGTAAGCCTGTTCGACCCCGTGCTGTCGGAAATCTGCTGCAGATGGTTCACACCGTTCGAGGGTGCCAAGATGTTCGACCCGTTCGCTGGCGACACTCAGAAGGGCTTGGTGTTCGGCATGTGCGGCTATGAGTTTACAGGCGTTGAGCTGAGACAGGAACAGGTCGATATCAACAACAACGTTATTGCCGACCGTGACCTCCCCGTGCGCTATATCTGCGATGACGGCCAGAACGTCGCCAAATACTTCGAGCCTGAGAGTCAGGACATGCTTTTCAGCTGTCCGCCATACTATAACCTCGAGGTTTACTCTGACCTCGAAAACGACGCTTCCAATCAGGGGTCGTATGAAGATTTCCTGTCTATCATCCGCAACGCATATACCGCTGCCCTCGGCTGTCTCAAAGAGAACCGCTTCGCTGTCATCGTCGTGGGCGATGTCCGCAACAAGGCCAACGGAGAGTACTACGATTTCGTCAGCGACGTGAAGCGTATCTTCCGTGAGGCTGGCGCACACCTGTATAACGAGATTATCCTTGTGGAAATGTCATCCTCTGCCGCTCTCAGGGCTGCAAAGTCAATGGAGAGCCGAAAGGTCTGCAAGACGCATCAGAACGTCTTGGTCTTCTATAAGGGCGACCCCGCGAACATTAAGCAGCACTTCAAGCCGATGACCCTCTCACAGGCTGAGAATGAGGCGCTGGAAAAGATAATCAGCGACGTGTCGGAACAGGTCGAGGAACTCCCCGCAGATGATGACGAGGCCAACGCCGTGATGCGCGAGCTGAACGATTTCCGCAAGCCGTATATGAAGGATAAGTTGATAGCCTATGAACATTACGGCAAAATCAAGGAGGCCATCGCCTCAGGTGACATCCACATCGAGCGTGACCCTGAGACCAACGCCATCATCGGCTATCTGTGGCTCGAGAACCTGAAAAAGAAGCCTCTGAGCCGTATCTATGAGATTTGCTCCGCACGCAAGGGTCTTGGCCGTAAGCTCATTGAGCTGGCCGTCGCCAAGCGTCAGCACCCCACTCTCCAGCTATACGTCGTTGACTATAACGAGAACGCCATCAGCTTCTATAAGCACATGGGATTCGTCGAGGTCGAGCGTGAGTCAGGCAAGAATGTAAACAACATCACAATGGAATACCGTCCCGACCATGCAGCAGATAAATAACCTCCCCGACGATTTTCACCTGACGCGATACTTCAAGCCCTTCTATGAGGCTTACAGCGTGAAGGCTCTCCCTCAGGAGCTGACGGTGGACGCGAGACTGAGGCGTGTCCTGTCGATAGTCAATGAAAAGGCCGCTCTCCCGCTGAGAAAATTCGCAGATGATAAATTTATCATCCCTCGCGACGAAAACGCCGTGTGCGCCTCAAAAATGGCGTATGTGGCGTTTTCAGGCGGCAAGGACTGTCTCGCAACTGCAATACGCGCACAGCAGGATGGCTACCAGCCCACCCTCGTCTATATCGGTGGCGTGAATAAGTCCCTGCCCTCAGAGCGTCGGCACGCTGAGGAAGTCGCAAAGGCCGCAGGGTTCCCACTTCTGCAGCTCCGCGTCACGATCTCAGGCGATAAGGAATGGCACGAACACCCGTTGAAGAATATCCTTATCCTGTGCCTCCTTATTGACGCTGGCCTCCGTCAGGGCGTGACAGCCTACGGCTTCGGCTCGACGTTCGATGATGACAGCACATACGGCTCCCTCGACTATGACCTGTCGGACAGCTTCGATATGCTGAAAGCCTTCGCTCACTTCGTGCGGGGCTTTTTGCCTGAGTTCAGGCTGCTGGGATATATGTGCAACACCATGCAGAGCTTCTATACCATCGTCCGCTATAACAAGGCTATCATCCCTCTGCTCTCGACCTGTATCACGCCTGACTTCCGAAAGCCGATGATACGGAAACACAACATCGAGAAATACGGAGCGGACGTTGTCTCTCAGACAGGCTGCGGCGGCTGTTATAAGTGCGCCGACGAGTACTTTTTCAAGCAGAAATTCGGCCTTGTGCGCTATGACGCGGCCTATGCGAAGAAACTGTTGCAGGCAAAGGCGGCTTTCGACCGCACGGGCAGCTATCGCAAGGACTTCGATTTCGACCACAGGAAATACAACCGCTGGGGAGGCCTCTATACTCCCGACGTTCAGGTGCTCTGTGACCGTTGCGGCTATTATATCGGGCGGCTCGTCTTTGACGCTCCGAGCGGCAAGTGGTTCACGCATCAGGCATACGGACACCGCCATTGGCAGAACCGTGAGGAAGCCGAGGCCGTCTGTCAGCGTTTCAAATCACTTTACAGACTATGAGCAAGCAACAGCAGAAGAAACGTAATCAGGTCAAGGAGGCTCGCCTTGAAATCGTCGCTCAGTTATACAAGCGCGGCAACAGCGTGCGTAAGATTCGTGACGAGGTCATGCGCCGTCTTGACCTTCCGAAATACTCAACGTCCACCGTCCACAGCGACATTCAGACCCTCCTTCAGGAGTGGCGAGAGAACCGCTATAAGGACATGGATGACGCTCTTGAACTCGAACTCGCACGTATCGACGAGACGGTTCAGGAGCTTTGGGATCAGTGGGAAAAGTCCAAAGCGGACTATGTTCAGACAACGAGAACCCGCAAGGGTGCGCCTGTCAACAACGGCTCAGGCAATGAGGAAGGCGGCGACGGCCAACAGCAGCAACAGCCTCAGAGAGAGCAGATGCGGACGTATAACGTCGAGCGGACGGAAAAGGAGGTCATCGGCCTTGGCAACACGGCCTATATCGCCGAGATTCGCCAGCAGCTCATGGAACGTCGCAAGCTTCTCGGACTCTATGCCCCTGAGAAGCGGGAAATGTCAGGCACGATGTCCTTTGCTCAGTTACTCATGGAGTCAGGTAAGATAGACGAAGCGGAGGAAGAGATACGCAAATCACAGAACAATATTTAGAGGCCGATGTGGCCTTTTCTCTGTCTTATCGGTATAACTGACCGACGGACACCTGAAAGGCTCACAGAGGGCGAAAAACAATGAAATAACTCAGAAATATGACAGCAATGGATGATAGGATGTTGAGACGCGGTGTCGCACTCATGGATTCATGGCGGGCTGATTGGAATAAGTTCGTCCGTGAAGCCCTCGATGTGCGCCTTGACCGTGAGCAGCAGGATATTCTCTCTTCCGTTCAGTTCAACCCCCGCACCTCTGTTGCCTCAGGAACGGCACGCGGCAAGGATTTCGTTGCGGCCTGCGCTGCCGTCTCATTCCTCTACCTCACTCCACGATGGAACAGCCGACATCAGCTCGTCGAGAATACGAAGGTCGCCCTGACAGCACCGACAGACCGTCAGGTGCGCAATATTATGATGCCTGAGGTCAGCCGACTGTATAACCGTGCGAAGCAGCGCGGTATCATCCTGCCTGGACGTCTGACAACGCAGGATATCCGCACCGACAATGACGAGTGGTTCCTTACAGGTTTCAAGGCCGACGAACACAACCACGAGGCTTGGTCGGGCTTCCACGCAGTCCACACGATGTTTGTCATCACAGAGGCGACGGGTATCGGTGACGATACGTTTGCGGCCATCGAGGGTAACCTGCAGGGTGACTCCCGCATCCTCCTTGTGTTCAACCCCAACACCCCCGTCGGATATGCGGCACGCTCTCAGAGGGGCGACCGCTGGTCTAAGTTCCGACTCAACAGCCTGACGGCACCGAATGTCTTACAGCACCGCCTCGTTATCCCAGGTCAGGTGGACTATGATTGGGTCAAGGATAAGCTCGAGCAATGGTGTATGCCTATACGCAAAGATGAAATGTCGGCAGAGCTTGACGATTTCGAATTTGAGGGTGTATG